CGAACCTGCGACTTTGGGGTAATCTGGTTAAATTGAAAATTTAACAGCCTCACACTCTACCAACTGAGTTACAGGAGCCCTTGCTTTCGATGAGTTTTGATCTCATTACCTCCCGCTTACTAAACGGGTGCTCTACCAATTGAGCTACGAAAGCTGATCAGGTTCCAGGGAGAATCGAACTCCCATTGCGAGATTCAGAGTCTCACGTACTAACCGTTATACTATGGAACCGTCGAGTCTGACCTGGCGGAATCGAACCACCGACCTAAGGATGACTGACCATCCTGAGTAGACACCAAACGCGCCTACAGTCCTTCGCTCTACCAATTGAGCTAAGGTCAGATGTGGGTCGCCCCACGATATATACACGGATGATATTTTCTGAAATTTTACGCGGCCCTGGCGGGGGTCGAACCCGCAGTCTCGGGATGGCACCGGGTAGAAACGAGTTTCCGCCTAGAAGTCCCACGCGATGTCCAATTTCGCCACAGGGTCTGCTCTCGGCGAGGCTTGAACTCGCGGCTTCTGGTACATAAGACCAACACTCTAACCAACTGAGTTACGAGAGCGTGAAAATCTTTTTAGGTTCATGCACGAGCCCACGACACCCGGGGCACACGCGCTTGTTCGTCGTGCGCGTCCAGCAGGACGTGCACATCACGTGGCCACATGGGTCCAGAAACAAGTCAATATGGCGCTCCATGCAAACAAAGCAAGTAAATGAGGCGTACCTTTCTGGGTTAGTATCATTCAGCACCTTGAGCATCTCATCCAACCTACCTGCAAGCTCCCTGCATTGTTGGGTCAGGGCGGCGGCACCCGAATCGACCTCGTAGTTCTCTACTATATTCTCCACGCTCGCCTTTAAGTCCGGATCGCTGAGGCACCCCAATACGGTACGCAGATGCATAGAATCCTCGCGCTTCACGGAGAGCTCGGCCCGCGCCATCGCCAGATCGCGCTGCACCACCGCAAACTCTTTTTTAAATTTTGACAATTCTTTTTCAAAATTTTTCCAATTGTCGTCGAGTTCGCAAAGGATCGGGGTGATGGACTCGGACGGTGGGTTGAGAACGTACTCTGCCAGGTACGCAAAGTTCATACTTCCATAAAATAAAATATCCTTAACTATTAAATGGCGTACTACCAGCCCCCCAACATGTCCCGGAGCTTCCTCGAGCCCGCGAGCTTCCACACGTGGAACCTGACCAAGATGGTGTACTTCAGCGTGGCCATTTTCCTGATGATCGTGGGCATCCAGGACTTTCTGGACCCGGGCCGCCGCAAGATCCCCGCGGTCCAACTCAAGGCTCTGACCAGCATCGCACTGGGCTTTTTCCTGCTGTACCTGTTCTTCACTGTGATAAACACCCCAAAGTACGGACGTTAATCTTCATGCGTCCCTTTGCCGCCTTGGCCAGTACAGCCGCGATGTCGTGAATAAGCACCTTGTCGCGCATGAGCATCGCGAGAAGAGGCGGGACTTGATTAGCAAGTACCTCGGCGACCGCCACCAGACAGCCGAGTTTGTTTTTTATTTTTTTTGTTTCAATAATTTCCATCGTTTCAGCGATGAACATGGGGAAGGAGGTGGGCATGGGGCGGGCGACCCACACCTCAAGGACCGACTCCATTTATTTTATACAGTCATAATAAATGGTGGAGTTGTCTGCAACCGCCCTCATGGGTATCGTGATCGCCTCCTTCTACTTTGCTCTCGCGACCGCCACGCTCACCCAGGCGAACAAGGCCAAGCCCAAGGACATGCCGAACATTATTTTCGGCTCGCTCTTCCTTCTGTTTGCGGTCCTCATCGCCATCATGGCGGGCCGGGCCGTCTTCATGGTCTAAAGAAAAACAAGCCTATTTGCTAAATGAAGCACCTCATCGGACACCTCGAGGGCGTGAAGATCACGACCGTTGCACAGCTCGAAGCGTGCATGGATCGGGTCTCCAGTGAGTGCAGGTTCTCGGTCGTAGGGCGATCGTTCCACCAGTTCGAGCCTTTTGGCGCGACGGGGGTCCTCGTCCTCTCTGAGAGCCACTTCTCAGCGCACACATATCCGGAGCACGGAATTGTGTATGTTGACGTATTTTGTTGTAGCCCCACCTTTGATGCAGGCGCGTGCGCCATGAGCATCCAAGAGAACTTTGGGGCGAGTTCTTTCGATTTTCAGGTGATTACGCGCAAAAGCGTCCCGACAGACCCGGGTCAATCCCACCAAGCCAATCGGGGATAGGCTGATTGTACATGGTCTTGGGGCTAAAAGCCACGTACGGGCTGATGGTCTTGGCGAGCAGGGCCAGTGCAAGGATGATGAGAAACAGAATAAACATCATTTAGTTTCTGTTGATATTTTTGTTCGGTTTATTCTTTTATGATCGGTGCATTCAGGAACTGCTGGAAACTCTGTAGAGCACTCGGCTATACGCTTAGCCCATGTGATGAACGTCTTGGGGTCGAAGGTTCCCTTCATATAATTGCAATTTTTGCAGCAGGGTCGACAATTCTCGGAAGTATAACCCTTGGCCGAATCGAGCCGGTCTATGCCATTCACGCGTACTTCGAGATCCAGCCATCCACAATATACACAAGGTAGAACGAGCATCGCATTGGCTTCATCATCGGTCAAGTGCCATTCGATTGTACGCGTCATGGCAGCGCGTTTAATGGCCATCATCCTGTGATTTACATTAGTTCTATTCCATCTGGCAATGTGACCTGGATTTTCAGCACGCCATGTGCTGCTAACCTCGTTATTATGCTTGCGATATTCTTCTGGGCGTTCTTCCAGTTGTTTCGCACGCCATATAACATCATACCTATTTTCACGCTGCATATCATTGTGATATTCGCGTCTCGCGGGCTTTGTGTCGCTCTTCTTCCCTTTGGCGCGACACTTGGTGCACGTGGCGCATTCACGCCCTCTTTCATTTATAAATTCTTCCCTCTGTTGAGGTGCCCGAGTACAATTAGAACACTTTTTCGAATCCGGTGACGCCATACCTACTATAGGAGATTATTTCTTTAGACCCCAAGAACCTTGAACGTTCTTGGGGCCAAAGCCCAGTTGCTGAACAACTGTTCTATGACCGTATTTAAATTTTTAATATAAACACAACACCAGTAAATGTGGGAGGAATCAGTTCGAAAACGCGAGCCCGCCCATTCCGCTCTGAATTCTGAGGATGTTGTAGTTGACCGCGAACAGCTTCTGCTGGGAGGAGCCGCTGGTGGTCTGGGACTTCAGCACGACCGACACCTGAGCGTTGTCGATGCGCGAGAAGTTGCACGTGCCGGTGGGCTGGTGCTCCTCCGGCTGCAGCGCGAAGGAGTACACGTAGATGCCCACGTACGGGGTGCCGGTGTGGTAGCGGTAGGGCTGGTACTGGTTGAAGTACTTGCCCAGCTGCTCCTTGAAGCGGTCCTGGCCGTTCAGGATCAGCTTGAACTGGGTCAGCGGGCCAGTCTCGTAGCCCGAAGCGCCAGTCACCGGGGCACCCTCCTCAACCCAGAACACGTTGGCAACGCCAGCCGTGTTGGAGAACAGGTGAGGGCAGCCCACCTCGTGGGGCAGCAGGGACGTCCCGCCGGCGACGCTGGTCGTGAAGGCGGTGGAGGTGGCGTTGGCCGTGGCGTAGGTCGGGCCAAGGGCGGACACGGACACGTTCACGTTGGCCGTGCCGGTGGCGAAGTTCCACATGGCGTTCAGGGACGTGGTCGGGTTGGGGTTCTGGTAGCACCAGATGAACTCCTTCACCGGGTGGTTGAAGGACAGGCGGACCAGCTGAGAGTTGTCGTTGGCCGTCACGCTGTCGCCACCGGTGTGCTGCACCTGCTCGATCAGGTACTCATGGCCCTTCTGGGCGAAGCGGCGACGCTCCTCAGTGTCCAGGTACACGTAGTTGGCCCACACCTGGAAGTCCGTGGTGAAGTAGTTCGCGTAGTACGCGGTCAGGTCGAAGTCCAGGCGCACCTCGTGGTACTGCAGGGCGATCAGAGGCAGGTACAGACCCGGGTTGCGGTTGAAGAAGAACAGCAGGGGCAGGTACACGCGGCCGTTGGACGCCTGCGCCGTGGAGACGGCGGCGGAGGTCATCTTGCCGTAGGCGATCTTGTCAGACTCACCCAGGAACACCTCCGCGTACAGGCGCCACCAGGTCTGGTAGTGCTTGTCAATGCGCTGGCCACCGATGGTCAGCTCCAGCGCCGAGATGCAGCGCTCCGCCAGCCAGCACGTGTCGTAGCCGGCGTTGTTGGAGGTCGTGACGGCCGCCGACGGCAGCAGGGACACGTACATGTCGCCGACCAGGTCGCCGTTGCGGGCGATGGTCACGGACACACGGGCGCTGTTGCCCGCCGTGCCGTTAACCGTCTGCTGGATGTTCTCCATCGCGAAGTTCGTGTGGCGCTTGTACACCGCCTGGAAGAAAGTCACCTTGGGCTGACCCGTGAGGTAGACATCCTGAGCACCGTAAGCAACCAGCTGCATAAGACCACCCGCCATTTGTACTATGTCCCAAGAAAAAAATTTGGGATCCCCGCCCCACGCACCCTGGGGAAATTTTCTCGGATCAAAATATAATGAACGCGACCCCTAATGCCAACAAGGCGGCTGTGGCCATGAGGACGGCGGGTGCCACGAACGCCAACGCCCTGGCGGGCCCGATGACGCAGGGCAACCTGGGCACCAATGCTGGTGCGAGCTCGGCTGTGGCGAGTGCCGCCCCCAACAACGGCCTGAAGAACGCCGCCAAGGCCAACGCCAACGCACAGGCTGGTGTGGCGGCTGCTGCTGTCCAGGCGGCGGCGGCGCAGAATAACGCTGCCAAGGCTAACGCCTCTGCTGTGCAGACGGCTGCCGTGGCTGCCAACGCCGTGCAGAATGCCGCCGCGGCGCCGACCACGGCCAACATGAACGCCGCCGCCCGTGCCGCGGCCAACGCCGCCGCCGCCGCTGGTAACGCCGCCAAGCTTCAGGCCAACGCGCGCAATACCCTGAAGGCCCTGGCCCGTGAGCTGAAGGCTGCTGGTGTGTCGGCCAATAACCTGAAGCGCAACATTAATGCGTAAGATCTTGAAAACAAAACTGTGTCTGAATAGTACAAATGTCCAAGCGTGAGCTCGAGATTGAAGATGTTCCTGAGGATGAGGAGATGGATTTCGACGAGGACGAGGAGATGGACGAGGGGGTCGACCTGCTGGATGCCCTCAGCCAGATGTTCACGACCGAGGATGGCGAGACGGTCGCCTCGGCGCTCGTGGGCATGAAGAACGCCATTGAAATGCAGAACAAGATTTTGATCAAGATCCTGAGCACTCTCAGTAAGCCAACTCCAGTGGGCATTGCCGCGCCTGCTTAAAAATATGTAGCGCTAACTTACAAATGGAGCAGGTGCAGACGATCGACCGCACCACGCCCGAAAAGAACAACGAAATCCGAATGGAGCTCCACCATTCGGATATCGTGAACATGGACGGCGACCGTCTCACCGAATACATCACAAAACTCGAAGATCACATGTGCCTAAATGTCAAGGGTGACAAGTACGTTCCGTGGGTTAATGGCGCCCAAATATTCGGCTTTGAAGATGGCCAAATCCAAAATGTAAACATTGATACCATTGCGAATCAGCGGCGAAACTTCGTCACGATTCTATCTGATGCGTATCACCGTGCTGGTGAACTTGGCATCCGCGATGCCGCCAGTGTCGACGTGACTGGGAACGAGTTTCGGCTCGGTCAGCGCATCACACGGCTCATCGAGACTGTGGACGACACGTACGAGATGATTTTCCGGTGGGTCCGCACCTACGAACGAATCAACCACCCCACGTACGTGCCGATCAAGGGTGACATGGAGTCCCAGATTTTCAGGTGCCAGACGATGTCCTCGTTTGACGAGGCGGAAAAGGAGGATACGAGCTCCTTCCAGAAGTTCCTGCTGTACCTACTCGACCAGGCCTACAAGCTCAAGATGCGTCGCTACGGCGACTACTGCTGCAAGCAGATTGCGACAGAGGAGGGCCACCTGACCAAGGCGTGGAAGCCCGTTATGGAGATCAAGGACTTTGTCTATTATTACTCGCAAAAGGAGGAGAAGTACGACATGTGGAAGCACATGACCAGCAAGGGGTCCATCGTGGCTGACACCATCCGCCACCTGACCAACTGCCGTGATCTCCAGTTCCCGCACATCAAGAAGAACCGCAACGTGTGGTCGTTCCGCAATGGCATCTTCGCCGGCAAGTTCTGGGACGAGAAGGAGCAGACGTACGGCTCTCGGTTCTATGAATATACGAGCGATGACTTCAAGCACCTGGATCCGACGATCGTGAGCTCGAAATATTTCGACATGGATTTCGACCAGGATGCTCTCGACACCCCCAACTGGTACGACGTGCCCACGCCTCACATGCAGTCGGTCATGGACTATCAGAAGTTCCCGGTCGACGTGTGCAAGTGGCTCTACGTCTTCTGCGGCCGCCTGTGCTTCGACCTGAACGACGTGGATTCGTGGCAGGTGATCCCCTTCCTCAAGGGTATCGCACGCTCCGGCAAGTCTACTATCATCACCAAGGTTTGTAAGAAGTTTTACGAGGGCCAGGATGTCCGGACCCTCAGCAACAACATCGAGAAGAAGTTTGGCCTCGAGTCCATCTACGACGGCTTCATGTTCATCGCACCCGAGATCAAGGGGGACATGGCTCTCGAGCAAGCGGAGTTCCAGTCGCTCGTCAGTGGCGAG